GAGTGTTGGATTTATATTTTTTAAGTAGAATGAATCTATTGAAAATATCCCAAGTCTTAAATTATTCTGAACGCCATGTAACTAGATTATATGTCGATGGAATTAAATCTATTCAATGCGAAAAACTGTCAGAATAGTGACATCCAGATGTCATTGTGTCGCTGTATTTGAATGTGAGATACTTATGATGAAAAGATGTTACGAAGAGAACACTTAACTTCTGAGTGTTCTTTTTTTAATATTGTCAGAAAATCAAAGCTTGGATTTCCTAGTAATTATTTTTAAACAATCAGCAGTGGTTGCTATTTTTGTTGTATAATTTTAATAAATAATTATAATGGGGGATAAAATAATGGCCATGGTTTTATCTGCACTTATATCAGCAGTAGTTACATTTGCAATAAATATTTTTAAAGCATTTGCTGATTCTAAACAACAGTCAAAGTTTTACTCAAGCAAGTTAAAAATTGAAAAAGCAACAGATGTTTGGGCAGCTATAGATAATCTCGGAAAAAAACTTAGAAAGTACTACAGGATAGTCTCAACGAGTAAATCATCGTGTGATCTAATGGAACATGAAGAAATAGAAATATTAATTAATGATGTTCCTCCCGAAATTAATAATTTAATGAGAACTACAAGCTATTATCCTAGGCTTAGTAAACAAGCGCAGTCTATAAATACAAACTTTGGAGAGCTTGAAAAAAGCATTTTTGCATTATCAAGATGCAAAAGAGATTTTGAGAAAACTGCAAAATATATGAAAATAGAAGAAAACATATTTTCAATGACTGAAATTCTAGGGCAAATGCAACGTAAATTAGAAGAAATAATTTCAAAGGAAGTTACTAAACTAGATAAATAAGAATCAACAAATTATTTTTAAATAGTTGAGTATATTTGTTTGGCAGCCATTGAGCTGCTTTTTTTGTACACAAAACATTTTTAGGAGGTGATATTTTGGGTAAGTTAACTGAAAAACGAAAGAGATTTGCTGATGAATATATCATTGATCTTAATGGCACTCGGGCTTATAAAGTGGCTTATCCAAGTGTCAAAAAAGACTCTGTGGCCGCTGCTAATGCAGTCCGGTTGCTAAGAGATGATAAGGTTAAGGCTTATATTGAAGAAAATTTGAAAAAAATCAAGGATGCTAGAATTGCTGACACAAAAGAGGTAATGGAATATCTTAGTTCAGTTATGCGCGGCAAGCAAACTGAATCAGTGGCAACCGCTAAGGGTATTTATGAAGATGTGGAAGTATCAGCTAAAGATAGAATTAAAGCTGCTGAATTAATTGGTAAACGCTATGGTGCTTGGACTGATAAAAAAGAGATCAATGGTAATTTAACAATTGATATTGGGATAGGTGATTATGATGCCGACAATTAAACTTAACTTTCCTAAGCCCAATCGAGTATTCAATAAACAAGTTTATGACAATCTATTTGATTACAGTCGATTCATTGAAGTTTGGTACGGAGGAGCATCAAGCGGTAAATCTCATGGTGTAGTTCAAAAAGTTGTTTTAAAATCATTGCAGCCTTGGAAATATCCCAGAAAAGTACTTTGGTTGCGAAAGGTTGACCGAACAATCAAAGAATCAATATTTGCTGACGTGCTTGATTGTTTAGCTACTTGGAAAATATTAGCATTTTGTAAAGTGAATAAATCAGACCGGACCATTGAATTACCGAATGGCTCGGTTTTTTTGTTCAAAGGAATGGATGACCCTGAAAAAATTAAGTCTATTAAAGGGCTGTCTGATGTAGTGATGGAAGAAGCATCTGAATTTACGATTGATGATTATACCCAGCTCACTTTGCGTTTACGTGAACCAAAACATAAGAAGCGACAATTATTTGCAATGTTTAACCCGGTATCAAAGCTTAATTGGACTTACAAACAATGGTTTAGTGAAGATGCTCATCCGGACCCGCAACGAGTTAAGATTCATCATTCAACTTATAAGGATAATCGATTCTTAGATAAAGATAACATCGAAACTATTGAACGCCTGAAAGTAACTAATCCAGCTTATTACAAGATTTATACGCTTGGAAAATTTGCAACGTTAGATAAATTAGTATTCCCTGTTTTTAAAACTCAACGATTACACGCAGATCAACTGCAAGATATCACTAGTTTATTTGGACTTGATTTTGGGTTTGTTAATGATCCATCAGTATTTATTCACGTTAAAGTTGATTTAAAGAATTTAAAGCTTTATGTTCTTGAAGAATATGTAAAAAAAGGGATGCTCAATAATGAGATTGCAAATGTAATTAAAGACTTAGGATATTCCAAAGAAGTTATTACTGCTGATGCAGCCGAGAAGAAGTCAATTGAGGAAATTAAACGCAATGGAGTTAACCGAATTAGACCAGCAACAAAAGGTCCAGATTCAATTATTCAAGGGATTTCATTTTTACAACAGTTTGAAATTATTATTGATGATCGTTGTGTCAAGACGATTGAAGAGTTTGAGAACTACACGTATCAAAAAGATAAAAAGACCGGCGAGTACATTAATAAGCCAGTTGATAGTTACAACCACTGCATCGATGCAATCAGATATGCGGTTGAAGAAGTAAACGGTCAAGCAAGACCGAAGTTCAAGACGATTAACATAACAATTTAAAGGTGGTGAAATAATGGCTAAAGTAAATGGTAAAGGTTCGATTAGTGAGAATGATATGTTTCTATTTCCAGTTGGTGAAGATATTGATAGTGATGATATTCAAGGCTTTGTTAAGTATAATCAGCAAGTCTTGTTGAAGAACTATGATGAAAATATTGGTATGTACAAAGGTCATTATCCAATTTTAGACCAGGAAGATAAACCGCTGAATAAACCAGATAATCGAATCTTAGTAAACTTTGCAAAATATATTACAGACATTTTCAATGGATTCTTTATTGGTGTTCCACCAAAGATTAGCTTGCCTGATGATTCAAGTAATGATGATTTGCAGACGTTTAATAATCGAACATCAATGTTTGATAAATTAAGCGAGATTGCAAAGCAAACTTCAATTTACGGTCGTTCTTTCTTAATGTTGTATCAAGATGAAAATTCTAATACTAATTGCGCAATCTCATCACCTAAGAATTCTTTGATGGTCTATGATGATACGGTTGCTCATCGACCAATGTTTTTTATTAGATACAGTGTTGACGAAGATAACAACTTAACCGGAACAGTTTATACATCAAATGAACAGCGAACATTTGATAGTGATTTTAATATTACAGGAACAACATCACATTTGTTTAAAGCTGTACCAGCTATTGAATTTATTGAAAACGAAGAACATCAAGGAGTGTTTGAATCAGTTAAACCAATCATGAATGCAATTAATAGTGCTTTATCTCAAAAAGCTAATGATGTTGAAGCAATTGCTGATGCTTATTTACTTTTTAAAGGTGGCGAGTTTGATTCAGATATGATTAAAAATATGGCAGATAATCGAGTGATTGCTAATTCGTCAGCAGATGCAGACGCTAAGTTTTTGGAGCGTCCAACTGGAGACGGAACACAAGAAAATTTACTTGACCGTTTAGCTGAATATTTATTTCAAACAGCAATGGTTACTAATTTAAATGATGTCAATACTACCGGTTCAGCTGATACTGCAAGTGGTTATTCGATTGAGCTTAAAATGCAGGCTATGCGTTCACTAGCATCAAACAAAGAACGCAAATTTACTAATGCTTTGCGAGAGTTTTATCGAATTGTATTTAATATTAGCAACGTGGCCAAAACATCATTAGTCAAGAAAGTAGTTAATACATTGACTGGTAATGCTCAAAGTAATCCAGCTGATGAATTAAGTTTTCAATTTACTAGAAACTTGCCACGAAACGTTGCTAATGAAGCTACTACTGCTCAAACACTTGAAGGTGTCGTATCAAAAGAGACTCAGCTTAAAGTTTTGTCGATTGTTGATGATCCAAAAGCAGAAATTCAAAAGATTCAAGATGAAGAAAAAGATGGTATTACATCAGCAGTGAATAGTAATCCAGCTAATTACAATTTTGATGATGAAAAGAAATTTGGTGTAGAAGATGACGAAACGGACAGTGAATAGCAATTACTGGAAAAAACGTTCGGCGATTGAAAGCAAATGGATTGATGCAAATATCAAAAATGATGCTGATTATGCCAAGATGGTTCAAAAACACTATGAGCAACTAATTGATACGATTAACAAACAGATTTCAGAGTTTTATGTTCGATACGCTGGTAAAGAAAACCTTGGAATGGACGAAGCTGTTAAGGCAATTAGCAAGTTGGATATTAAAGCTTTTGAAAAGACTGCTGCCAACA